GACCAGCACCGGCCAGACGATGGTGCGCGGCTGCGGCACGTCCAGCCGCAGCCGCGCGCCCCCGCGCGGGTGCGGGTCCGAGGTGAGCGTGTACGGCGTGGCCCCCAGCCCGGACACGCCCTCGGCGAGGGTGTACCAGTCGGCGGCCAGGTCGGTCATCGGCCACCGGGTCCCGGCCGGGTCGATGTACGTGATCGACGCGTACCCGATCTCCGGTACCTCGATGGGTGGCGGGGTGGTCGGCTCCTCCGGCGTGATGACCGGTGCTGTGATCAGGGGCATTTACCCAGGCCTCCCCACGCGCTGCCGTGCCTCTTCCTGCCGCTGGATCAGCCGCAGGTCCTCCACGTCGATCACCGAGGCGCGCGGGTAGACGTTGTACGTCACCGCCTGCCGGTCCCCGCCCGCGGTGCCCGCCGCAGCGACGGGCGCGGCAGCCAGCCCGGGAGACGCCGACCGGCCCATGGGCAGGTTGCCGGCGTTCAGGGCGTCCATGAACTTCAGCCCGTACCGGGCCACGGACGCGGCCTTGACGATGTACTCGCCGGCCGACGCCAGCACGGGGATGGAGTCCGACATGCTGGTGCCCGGCCCCACCAGCAGACCGCCGCCGGGGAACCCGGGGACGCTGCCGCCGCTGGCGTACCGGCCGACGGCGCCGCCCTGGGCGTAGCTGCCCGGCCGGAGCTTCTCCCGGTTGCGGACCTCACCCGTGGCGCCTTGCACGATGTACTTCGTGACCACGTAGGTCGTCGCCGTCTTCCCGTCCAGCCCGTTCAGCTGACGGCGCGCGGACGCCAGCTGCCGCTCCAGCTGGGAAATCTCCGCCCGCACCTGCGCCTTGCGGGAGTCCGGGACCGTCCGCAGCCGCTCCTTCGCCCGGTCGATCTTCGCCTGCAGGTCCTCCATGTCGCCGCGCAGCTTGGCCGTCTTGTCCGGCGTGCGCAGGATCTGATCGGCCAGCGCCTTCGCTTCGCCCCGAGTAAGGCCCATCTGCTGCGCGCTCGCGATGAGCTGCTCACGGCCCCGTGCGTAGATCCCGGTGACCGTGTCCCACGACTCGCCGTTCGCGCGGGCGCTCTCGGCAGCCTCCATCGTTGCCGATGCCAGCTGGTCCAAGGCCGCGTTGTTCGCGCGGCCCTTCTCCGTGTTCTCGTCCAGCGTGGCGCCGTTCTTCTTGAACGCCTCGTCGGCCGCATCGATCGCGGCCTCCATGCCGCGGATGCCGCCACGCGCGACCAGCGCCGCGTTCGACAGCGCGTTGATGGACTGAGAGAGCCCGTCCGCGCTCGCCCGCTGCATGTCCAGCTTCTCCTGGACGGCCTGCGCCTGAGTCCCGAACAGCCCCATGCTCTCGGCCGCGAGCTCCGCCTCCAGCGCCTGCCCGGCCAGTGCCTCCTTGTACGCGTCGAGCTGCCCCCGCACCTCGTCCGAGGTGAAGCCCTGCTTCTCCAGGTTGGCCACGATCTTGTCGAGCGCGGCCGCAGCAAGGTCCGCCTGCCCGCCCGACACCAGCCCAGCGAGCGCCTCGTCGAGCGCGTTGATGTCCTCCTTCGCGTTCTTCACCGGCGTGGAGTCCATGCCGATCAGACTGGTGAGGGACTGCTGGACCTGGTCGATGCCCTCCGGGTCGATGGCCAGCTGCAGCGCTTCACCGAGGCCGGACAGGTCTTTGCCGTAGACGCGGAGCGCCTCGCCGGAAACCTTGCCCGACTGGGCCAGCTCGCCCAGCGACGTCGACAGCCGGTCGACGTCGGGCTTCGGCTCCTGGCTTGCGCTCGACAGCTGGTCGAGGGTGATGAGCAGCAGCCCGAGCCCGGTCCCCGCCATGGCGAGTTTCGCGGTGCGGGACAGCGTGCCGATCGCTGCTGACGTTCCGGCGAGCGCACCGGGTGCCCCGGCAGCCGCGGCGCGCATGGCGCCGATCTGTACGCCGAGCGCGGCCAGGCCGGCGCTGATGGCGGCGCCGCCCGCTGCCGCGAGCTTGACCGCCTTGATGGCGATGGCCAGCTGCAGGAGCGCGGCGAGCGCGTCCGGCGGCACCGCTGACACGATGCCGGACAGGCCGTTGATGACCTCCAGCATGCCGACCCCGACGCCGCTGCCCGCTTCGAGGACGTTGAGGAGCGCTTCGGCTACGTTCTCCAGGGTGTCGAACACGACGGGCCCGGCGGCCTGCGCGTAGTCCCACCACTGTTGCAGCGCACCCCCGGAGTACTCGCCGGACTGCAGCTTGGCGAGGAAGACGGTCAGCCGGTCGATGCCGTGGTCGAGGGTGTCGGTGGTGAACTTCTCGAACCGGCCGGTCAGCGCATCGAACCCGGGCGTGGAGATGGCACCGCCGACGAGAGTGATGAGCCGGTCGAACTGGGTGGACGCGCCCTCGACGAGGCCCGTCGTCTTCGGCAGCAGCGCGTTGGCGACGGCGACGCCCTTCACGAACGGGGCCATCACGTCGTCGGAGAGTTCGTCGCTCCACTCCTGGAAGTTGTTCTTCAGGATGCCGACGGCGACCGCGGCCTCCCGCGTCGCCGGGGGCATCTTCTCCAGCTGCCGCTGGTAGGCCAGCTGCGCCTTGATGGCCTCCTGGCTGGTTGCCCCGGACTCGGCTACCGCCTGCTCGTACTTCTCCTGCGCCTCCAGGGCCTCCCCGATCGCGGCGACCTGCGGGCCGAGCGCGAGCGCATAGGCGCCGGCGGCCACGCCGACCGCGCCGAGCTGCCCGGCGAGGACGGCCGCCGAGGACGCCAACCCTGCGGCGGCCGGGATCGCCGCAGGCAGGAGCGAGATCAGATTCGCCTTGAGGGATTCGCCAAGCTTGCTGGACGCCTCCGACAGCGTGGCCATGCTGCGGCGGACCTGGCTGGAGGAGTCGTCGACCCGGCGCTGCGCGTCGGCCAGCGTGAGGAACCGGCCCTGCAGGTCGCGCAGGTTGCCGTCTGAGTCGGCCGTGATCCCGGCCAGCCGGAGCCGGAGCCGGTCCGCGCTGTCGGCGGTGCCGTCCAGGACGCGGGACAGTTCGTCACGGCCGGCCAGAGTGAAGGTGAGGCGCTCGGCCATGTCACCCCCTCAGTGATGCGACGTGCCGCTGCAGCCAAGCGACGAGCCGCAGGAACCGGTCGACGGGCAGCCGGTCGTACTCCGTCGGCTGCATGTGCAGGTAGTGGTAGAACAGCGGCTCGTACTGCCAGATCAGGCCGCGGAGTCCTGGCGGCCCTTCACCAAGTGGCCTTTTCCCAGCGCGTCCAGGGCGGCGTCGACGTCGTCCCGGTTGTCGGCGAGCTTCCGCAGGTGTGGGGTGACCGCGTCGATCACCGAGTCCTCGTTCTTGCTCATGGCCTCGGCCATCAGGTTGGTGAGGACCTCGTCGATCTCAGCGCGCTCGATCCGCGCGGACAGGCGCCGCCGCCACCCAGGCACGTCGAACGTCGCGAACTCCAGGCCCGGGTCGGTCCGCCGGCGGAACGCCCACAGCACCGCGCGCATCGCGGTGGGGTCCTGCGCCCTCAGCCGGTCCTCGATGGTCCGCCAGGGCACGTCCCCCATGGCCTCCTCGACGGCGGCCGCCTCCAGCGCCGACAGGTCGTCGGTGCTCAGCCGCTCGACGCTGTCGTCGTCCTGCCTGAACGCGATGATCACTGCTGTTCCTCTTCTCACGTAAGGTCGCGGCGGACGTCGCCGAGGACCCGTTCCACTTCGGCCCGCATGCGGGGGGTGCCGGCCGCGACGGTGCGCGACCACCAGCCCGACGGCCTGGCCCACTGCGTCGCCCACCGCCGCCGGTTGCCGAACACGGGGTGCCGGACGCGGCCGGACTCGATGACCCAGGGCATGTTCTTGATGTCTGCCGGGAGTCGCCCGCGGTCGATCCAGACGCGGGCGCCGATGCCTGTGCTCTGCCGGACGCTGATCTTGATCGCGCGGGCGATCGTGTCCCGCAACGGCCGGGTCGTCGGCGACGGACCGCCGCGCCCCATCCGCCCGTCCCGGTTGCGCTTGCGCCCCTCGGACACCAGCGGCTGGGACCTGATGGCCTTCTGCAGATCCTTCTGCAGCGGCTCGGCGGCCCGGCGCACGCGGCGTGCGAAGTTCTGCCGCAGGCGCGGACCGCCGGCCCGCCGCATGCGCCGGGACAGGTCAACCAGCTGGCCGGTGCCCAGGATCTGCACGCTGCTGGGCATGACCGGTCAGGGGGTCTCGGCCGGGATGGCGACGTTCTCGGCGGGCTCGCTGGTGATGGCGAACTGCGCCATGATCTGCGCCGCCGTGTCCAGCTCCCGCACCTTGGCCTGGCTGGTCACCGTCACCGGGTACACGTCCATCGTCTGGGTGGGGACATCGCCCTCGTCCATCCACACGATGAAGCCGGACGCCTCGCGCACCAGCAGCGTGCGGACGTCGTCGGAGTCCTTCGACGCCCAGAACGTGAGCGAGGAGTCGGAGGCGGTGATCTCGCCGCCGACCACCGGTGTGAACCGGGAGCCGAGGGCCGGGGTGGGGACGGTGCCGGATGTGGTCTGCCACCCGGACATCGCGCCGGTCTCACCCTCCAGCGCCGTTCCCGCGTCCAGCTCCGCCCTGGTGGGGCTGTTCTTGTTCGCGATCGTCGGCACCCACAGCACGCGGGTCACGCCGCGCCGGTAGTACCGGGTCGACGCCTGGATCGGAGTTGCCATTAGTTCTCTCCCTCAGTCCGCCGACGGCCCTTCGCCGCGGCCATCTCAACGGGCTGAGCTGCCAGGCCGGACACGACCTTCCAGCCCGACCGCTCGTAGTGCTTCACCGAGATCTCGGGGACCTCGATCTCCCGCTCGATCCCGTCATGCGTCATCCGCACCACCGCGCGGCTCCCTTCTACGTGAAGCACTTGCCGGCCACCGTCAGCAGCAGCACGGCCTGAGCGCCCCTGTCCGTCTGGTCCTGCGTCAACTGGCTGGCCTCGATCGCAGCCTCAACCTCACCGCGGCCCAGGCCGATGCTCGGGTCAGCGGCCAGCCACTCCTCGACACGGGCGCCGATCTCATACGCCCGCACCCGCGCGGCCCGCACGTCGGTGTCGCCGCGCTGCGCGATCGCCGCGACCATCACCTGGAACTGCTCCTCGCGAGAGCGGGCGCCGAGCCCGGCCCAGCCGCCGAGGGTCTGCGCGGCCTGGAAGTCACCGGCCGGGTCGCCGTCGAAGCCGACGATCAGCCAGTCCTTCGCGCTGCTGTCGGTCACCTCGGGGCCGTCCGACACCCGCACGTCCGCCAGGGCCGCATCGGCTCTGGCGAGCGCCACCAGGGCGTCGAGGACCTCCGGCACTCTGGACCCCATCACGCCACCCCCGGAGGACGCCGGAACGAGTCGAGGAGCTGCAGCACCCGGTGCGGGACGGCGTACCCGAAGCCGGGGATGGGTTCGGTCACGCTGAAGTCGTCGCCGCCTCCGGCCAGTCCGCCGCGCGTCGCGCGCTGCGTCCGCCACAGATGCTGCAGCAGAACGAGCGCCGCCAGCTTGATGGTCGGCGGCACCGTGGCGCGGCCGGCCATGTACGTGACGGTGTACGCCCCCGCCGGGAAGGTGGCCCCGTCCGCGCGGCTGATGATGCCTGCGGAGCCGTCCACCGTGAGCGCGTCGGCCGAGTAGAGGGCGCCCGCCCCGGCCAGTGAGGTGACCGACAGCAGCGGCGGGTGCAGTACAGCCAGGGCCGCCCCACCGCCGGTCACCCTGTCGGTGACCTCCCGCTGCTCGATGACGCCCACGAAGCCCTCGATGACCGCGGGCAGCGCGTCGATGTACGTCTGCAGCTCGACGTCCTCACTGTCCCCCGTGATGTCCAGCTGCCGCTTGGCCTCTTCCAGCGTCACCAGCGCCATGCCCGCCTCCTACTCTGTGCCGCGCGGTGCCGTCTTGCGACGGGGCCGGCGGGCAGCGGTCTCGGCGGCGGGCGGCTGCTCCGGCGTCTCGACGGGCGCGGTGCGCACCAGTTCGGCGCGCACCCCGTCCGCCCACTTCGCCGCCTCCGGGCCGGGGAGGTCGATCTCCTCCCCGGCCCGCCAGGAGTAGCCCGGGCCCGCATGCT